GAGAGCTGTTTGATGTTATGGCTCTTGCTCAGGGTGCGCGAGGAAACCTAGCCACACTAATCGCCATCACAACCGCTGGTGTCAAGTCAGACAGCTCAGGTCAAGATTCAATCGCCTACAACCTTTACCAGTACGGGCAGAAGGTAGCAAGAGGGGAAGTAGATGACCCAACTTTCTTTATGGCTTGGTGGGAAGCTCCACAAGAGTTTGACCACACTGACCCGAAGACTTGGCAACTAGCTAACCCTGGCTTTGATGACATCTGTGCCAAAAGCGACTTTGAGTCAGCCGTGCTTAGAACGCCAGAGTCAGAGTTCAGACGCAAGCGCATAAACAACTGGGTTTCCAGCAAGGATGCCTGGTTGCCAGCAGGATCATGGGACCAGTTGGCTGTTCCTAGCGATTACACCGAGGATGACGAGTTCATCATTGGTTTTGACGGTTCCTGGTCAAATGACTCAACCGCTGTGGTCGGAGTTCGGTTGCCGAGGCACGAAGACGATAAGCCTCACCTGTTTATGATTCAGACTTGGGAAAAGCAACCCGAAGATGACGCAAGCTGGCGAGTGCCAACGCTTGAGGTCGAGGATGTCATCATTCAGTTCTGCACCAAGTACAGAAATGTCCGAGAAGTAGTCTTTGACCCGCCAAGGTGGACTAAGACGATGGTGATGCTTGAGGAGATGGGTTTTCCAGTTGTAGGCTTCCCAACTTTTTCGGCTGCTCGTATTGTTCCTGCCTGCCAAATCTTCTATGACGCTGTGACCGAGCAAACCATCACACATGACGGCAATCCTGTGCTTACAAGGCACTTGGATAACGCAATCGTAAAATCTGACAGATACGGCAGAAGAATTACGAAAGAGTCAGCAAGTAGCCCAAGAAAGATTGACGCGGCGATTGCTGCCGTTATCGCCCTAGACAGGTGCATAAACAGCACTAAACTAGAAGATGAACTATCTCCGCAATTCTTCATTTAGGTTGGTAATGACAGCGACAATTCTCCAAGCACTAGGGATCTTGACGATTGCCGCAGGTGCGGGTTTACTTTTTCCACCAGCAGGTGTGATTATTTTAGGTGTCGGCTTACTTGCTTTTGGCATAGCCGTTGAGCGAGGTTAGTAATGCTAGGCAATTTCTTTGAGACCAGAAATGTAAGCTTCCAGTCAATCTGGGGTTCAGGCGAAGTTTGGCAGCTAGATACTTCTGCTGGTCAGATGATGAACACCCAGAAGTCGCTGGAGATTTCAGCTTTCTTCTCAGCAGTCAGTCTTATCTCTGACACAATTTCAACTTTGCCTATTGAGGCGCATGTTCACTCAGGACTCAACAGGATTCCACTTGACCCACAGCCAGCTTGGGTAAACCAGCCAGATGTAGACATGACTCGCCAAGGTCACTACCAGCAGGTTCTTATCTCTCTCTTGATGCACGGCAACTCTTATACACGCATCTTCCGTGACAACAGAGGTGAAGTTGTAAACCTAATGGCGCTTGACCCAGAAAGAATGAAGGTCACTCGGTCAGCAGTTGGTCGCAAGCTTTACGAATACGAAGATGACAAGAACCTAATGACTGCCGACCAGATTATTCACATTACAGATTTGGTATTGCCAGGCAAGCTTGTTGGAACTAGCCGAGTAGAGAAACTTCGTGAAGCACTTGGACTAAACCTTGCCCTACAACAGTACGCAGCTCGATTCTTCGGTGCTGGCGCATCAGCTCAGGGTGTCATTGAGTTTCCTGGCAACCTAACACCAGAGCAAGCAAAAAACCTTGCTGATGGCTTTGACTCACGCCACAAGAACAACTCACGCAGAGCGCACCGCACTGGTGTTCTTTCAGGTGGAGCCAAGTTTATTTCAACTCAGGTAGATCCAGAGAAGTCTCAGGCACTTGATTCACGCAAGTTCGGTGTAGAAGAAATCGCTCGTATCTTCAACATCCCATTGCACATGCTCGGTGTTCCTGACACAGCAAGCTACGCTTCGGTTGAGCAGAACGCAATTCAGTTCGTGACTCACACACTTCGCCCATACGCCGAGAAGATTGAGTGGGCTTACTCACGCCTGCTTCCACCAAACGCTTACATCAAGTTCAACTTCAATGCTTTGCTTCGTGGAGACCTAGAGTCACGCTTCAACGCTTACTCGGTTGCTACGCAGGCTGGCTTCTTGTCTATAAACGACATTCACGCCCTAGAAGACATGCAGCCTGCTGAGGGCGGAGACATCTACAGAGTTCCACTAGCCAACATAAACCTTCCAGACGCAAAGCTTGTTGGCGAGCAGATGATGTACGACATCGTTTCCAAGCTTGTACAAGCTGGATACCAGCCAGATGACATCTTGTCTACATTCGGTTTGCCAGCTATCCCTCACTCTGGAGTACCTAGCGTTCAGTTGCAACCAGTTGCTCAGATTGACCCGAACGCTCCGACAACCGTTTACGAGGAATAAATGGCAGTAATCACTTACGGCTACGACTTGGTTGCAAATGTTAGAACTCTCGTAGTCCCAGCCAGTGCATCAGTACAAAAAGTTTGCATACACAATCACGAACATAACCAGAACCACGAAATCTTTATTGGCAACTCTGGAGTGACTTTGACCAATGGCATGCACGCAGTTGCAACCGCAACTAGCGAAATTCAATTACTACCTGGTGATGATCTTTATGCAATTTCCAATCAAGCATGTAATCTAAGAATCTTGGTGGTTCGCTAATGCCGTACTACATCACAGACAAGTCAAACGATTGCTCAGGAGGGGCAGTAGTAAAAGAAGACGGCGAAGTTCTTGGCTGCCATCAGGACAAGCAGTCAGCTATTGACCAGGCTGTTGCTGTGAGCCTTGCTGAAGACACAGAGTTTGGTGGCGAGAGAGCTGCGGTTGGGCTACTTGCTTCTGGGGACTGGGTTTCATGGGAGCCGAACGACTCCAAGATTCTTGCTCAGGTGGTCGTAGTTGAGGATCAGTACGCTGTCGTTCGTATTTTTGAGTACGAGTACGGAGTATTCAGTCCAACTGACAAGCTGATGGTCATAAATGTTTTCAGCATTGAGAAGATTCAGCGCCCAGAGCGAATTGCTGTGGAAGAAGAAGAACTAGATTCGGTTGCAGACATGGGCGATGAGGCTATGCCTGACGAGGAGTTTATGACTCGTGCTTTGCCAGATGAGCTAGAGATTGGTGACTTTGTTTCTTGGCGTGCATCAGGCGGTAGAGCCAGAGGTCGTATTACCCGCATTGTCAGAGATGGCGAACTAACTGCTCCAGAGAGTGACTTCACAATCAGCGGAACTCCTGATGACCCAGCCGCAATGATTCGCATTTACGAGCAGACCGAAGACGGCTGGAGAGACACTCCAGTGCTTGTTGTACACAGATTTACTACGCTTACAAAGATTGACGAGCTTCGGTCAGAGCAGAGAGACTTGCCTGAGAATTACAGACCAGCTTTAGCAGAAGATGTGCCAGAAGGCCGTGCCTGTGGAAACTGCTTCTTCTTCAATGAGGAAAGACAGAACGAAGACGGCACTAAAGCATGGTGCGAGAAGTGGGAAGACTTTGTAGACGGTGGCTATTACTGCAACGCTTGGCAACCAGACGAGGAAGCTCGCGCTATAAACCAGAAGGCCCCTGCTTACATGAGAGCTGCTGCTCGCCGTGGACTAGAGCTATACGAAGAAGGATTCGGTGGAGCTGGGCTTACGCAAAAGACAATTCGTGAAGCACGCTTGATGGCACAAGGTCAGGTATCTGATGACAAGTGGGTACGGCTTGGCGCATGGATAGCCCGACACATGCCAGACCTTGACGCACCGAAGAACTCCAACAGGAATGACCCTGAGTATCCAGGACCAGGATTGGTAGCTCACTTGCTTTGGGGATCAGGACCAACCAAAAGAGCTGCTGAGCGTGCAATGAGCTACGCTAACGGCGTTGTTGCTAGAATTGAAGCACAGGAAAGAACTATGACTGACACTACTGAAAAGCTAAACCGTTGGGCGGATGTAGCTCGCGCAATCCAGAAAAAGATTGACGGGGAGTCAAACACCAAAGAGCCAGAAATCCGAACTACTAACACACAGTTTGAGATTCGGTCAGAAGATGACGGCATGACCTTTACTGGTTACGCATCTGTGTTCAACAGCTCCTCAGAAGATCTAGGTGGTTTCCGTGAGTTTGTTGCTCCTGGAGCTTTCAAGCGCTCGCTACAGTCGCGCAACGAAATCAAGCTTCTCTGGAACCACGACACTAACGAGCCGCTTGCTTCGGTTCGCGGTGGAAGCCTAGAGCTTACCGAAGACCGATACGGACTAAAGGTAAAAGCCAGACTGCCTAAGACAACCCGTGGGCGCGATGTTGCAGAGCTTCTGCGTTCAAAAGTAATTGACTCTATGAGCTTTGGTTTCAATGTCATCAAAGACACTTGGTCCGAGAATGGTTCGGTTAGAACCTTAGAGTCGGTTAGACTGCACGAAGTAAGTATCGTGACCTTCCCCGCTTATTCAGCTACTACTGCTACTGTTAGGTCTATGCAACCTACTATTGACGCAGACGAACTTGCCAACGCGCTTCTAAAGCTAGAGTCAGGTGAAGACTTAGACGAGAAGTCGGCTTCTTTGATTACAGATGTCGTTGGCAAACTAAGACAGCAGCCTGAAGCTAAGGTTGAAGCTGGCGATAACGGTCTTGCTCTGCTAGACCTAAAAAAGAAACAACTTGACCTGCTATTGAAAAGGATCTAAATGGCTACCAAACAAGAAATCAAAGACGCTATCCTAAAGGCGGCTGGAAACCCATCAGTAGGCGTTATTGCTGAGATGGCAGACGAGTTTGCCGATGCTGTAGTTGCCCTAGAAGAAAAGTCTTCGACACCTGCTAAAGAAGTCAGGGTTGTCGAACCTAAAGAAATCAGGTAAACTGATTTCCTGCCCTCACCAAGTACTTCCCTTCCTTGGTGGGGGCCTTTTCTTTTACCGTGTTTTTTCCAACTAATAGACTTGTAGTTATCAGTTGAGTGTTAGCACCGCTGTATCTGTTGAGTGTTAGCACCGCAGGAATCCCCTACCAACAACTATTCAAGGAGACTAAATGTCTGAATTTGTAAAGTCTCAGGTAGAAGTTCGCAACAACTTGATTGCTCAGGCACGCGAGGTCCTAGACCTAGCTACCGCCGAGAGCCGCGGACTATCTTCTGAGGAAAGCGAAAAGATTGCTCGCATTGAGGCTGACATTGACCAGCGCGATGCAGCGATTGACACCGCACGCAAGCTAACCGAGCGCGAGAACCGTGCTTACGAAGCTGCTGCAACACTAAACACAACCGTTGAGGAAAGCCGTCAGTCTGAGTCTGACATCCTTCGCTCAATCGCTATGGGAGAAATCCGTGGCGGACACGAGTTCAAGTCTGAGAAGCGTACTCTTACTTCTTCTGACAACACTGTTCCAAAGAGCTTCTACGACCAGGTATTCCAGATCGCTAGACTTGC